GTTTCGCCCTGCCACTCTTTTCCCCTTTCTAGTGGCAGGGTTTTCCTTTACCCTGATGTATTAGAATAGAAACACGCTTGAGTGTTAGCACCAGCGTCACAGTTCTGAGTTAGCTCGGCTGAATAAACAATCATCTAATCTAAGGAGAATCATGTCCGAGACCTTTATCAAGGCCCAGGCTGAGGCTCGCGCTAAGGCATGGGAGTCTGCAAAGGCTCTACTTGACCAGGCAACTTCTGAGAAGCGTGACCTGACTGCTGAAGAGCAGGTTCAGTTTGACCGCATCAACTCAGAGCTTGACGAGCGTGCAGCTGCTATTGACAATGTTCGCAAGATCGAAGAGCGCGAGGCTAAGGCCGCCGAGCTTGCTCGCGGTTTTGAGATCGCTACTGGTGCATCCGCATCAGACAACGACCTACTACGCGCAATCGCTCGTGGCGAGGTCCGCTCACACGAATTCCGCACCCTGACCCCAAACGCAAACTTGGTTCCTGTAACCTTCTTTGACCAGGTTTGGCAGAAGGCTCGTGAGGTTGGCCCAATGCTGCGCGTTAGCAACTTGCTAACTACCGCATCTGGTGAGGACATCCGCTTCCCAACCCTAACCGCTTACAGCACCGCAACTCAGGTTGCAGCAGGTGGCACTATCGCCGCTTCTGACCCAACCTTCAACTCTGTTGTATTGGGAGCCTATAAGAACGCGTTTCTTGTCGCCGTAGCCGAAGAGCTACTAAGTGACTCGGGCGTGAACCTAGAGGCTGAACTTGCTCGCGCAGGTGGTAACACCATCGGGTTCACCGTAAACACCGCTCTAACTACTGGCTCTGGCTCAGACGCACCTAACGGTGTAGTCACCGCCTCCACCCTTGGTGTGACTGGAACTGCTGCTGCTGGTGCACCTACTGGTGACAACATCATCGACCTTTACTACTCGCTAGACGGTGCTGTTCGCGCTGCCTCGAACTTCGCGTTCATGGCTTCGCCAACCACCATCTCTAGCATCCGTAAGCTAAAGGACACCACTGGTCAATACCTATTCCAGCCAGCTCTATCTGCTGGAACTCCTGACACCCTAATTGGTCGCCCACTAATCGAGAACCCAGCAATGGCTTCTGGAACTTCTGCAAAGTCAATCCTTGCTGGAGACTGGGATGCCTACCGCGTTCGCGTTGCAGGTGGTTTGAATGTAGCTCAGTCCGCTGACTACCAATTCAACCTAGGATTGATCAACTACCGCTTCCAGATTCGCGTTGACGGTGACCTAATGGACACCTCTGCAATCAAGCACTACATCGGTGCAACCGCCTAGTTTCTACTAGACACCAGAGAACCCTCGGCAGAAATGTCGGGGGTTTTCTGCTACTCTGAGAAATGACGAAAGGTTAGAAATGGGCAACCCTAAAAAGCAGCAGCAAATTGAAGGTGCAATCACTTGGTATTCCAATGGCATCAACCAGGCAACAGGCTATGGTCAGCAGTCTTGGGAAGTAGTGACGCGAATGAAGCGTCATGGCATAGATGTCGCTTCGGTCAGCAACTATGGGCGTGAGGGTGCAAACGGCACAATCGAAACCCCTTTTGGTAAAATCCCTGAGTATGCTCGCGGTCTTGATCTATACAGCAATGACTCAACTCCTGTTGCTCACGCTCACCACATCTCACAGCACCTAGGAAAGCCAAGTCTGCTGATGACCCTTGCCGATGTTTGGATTCTTACCAACCCCGAGTTCGACAAGATTCCTAAGATTGCAAGCTGGGTTCCACTTGACCATGTATCTATGCCACCCGCTGTGAAGAAGTGGCTGGACAAACCAAATGTCCTACCAATCGCAATGGCCCCGTTTGGTGTTGAGCAGATGGCAGAAGTCGGCATTGAGTCCACATACATTCCTCACGCTATTGACACGCACATCTTTAAGCCAACAGAGACGATTGAGGGACAGCACACCCGCCGATTCCTAAACATCAAAGACGATGACTTCTTGATTGTTGTCAACAGCGCCAACAAAGCCAACAAGTCAATTCACCGCAAAGCTTTTGCCGAGCTACTAATGGCCTTTGCGCTTTTCCGCAAGAAAGTCCCAAACGCTTATCTCTACATCCACACCGAGCCGACAGGGATCTACGGCGGTTTTCACCTGCCACGCTTGGCCTCTGCTGCTGGCTTGCCAATGGATTCAGTCTTATTCCCAAACCCGATTGACTACCGCTACGGCTATGAGCGCGAGCAACTTGCTGCAATCTACACAGCAGCAGATGTTGTTGCTCAGCTTTCTTATGGAGGCGGTTATGAGCTACCTATTATGGAGGCACAGGCCTGTGGCAAGCGCGTGGTGTCAATCAACTGGTCAGGGCCAAAAGACCTAGTAGCTGAGGATGGCTACCTAGTGACTGGTCAGCTTTTCTGGGATGAGGCTCAGCTTGCTTGGTTCAAGATTCCTCACATTGGTTCAATCACCCAGGCGCTTGAAAACGCCTACGATGACACCAAAGCAAACGGATCACACAGCGAGATTAGTCGCAAGTTCGCTAAGCAGTTTGATGCTGAGACTGTTTGGCTTGACAAGTGGGTTCCATTCCTCAAGGAACACTTGAAGTGAAGCTGATTGTCCCTGTCCTAAATCGCTATGACCTGCTCCAGCGAATGGTTGACTCCATTGACATTCCGCTCGAGCTGCTTGTCCTAGACAATGGGGATACGCTAGAGACCCTAAAAGTCCCAGCATGGGTTGACGCTAGAGTGCTACATCTGCCAAACAATCTAGGAGTGGCAGCAAGCTGGAATTTTGGTATCAAGTGTTTTCCATTTGAACCCTATTGGACTTTTACAGCAGCAGACACTCAATTTACAACTGGTGCATTACAAGCCCTAAGCGATGCTTCTGCACCTAACAGGCTGACGCTGACTCACACCTTTCCGTTCTACCAGGCTTTTAGTCTTGGCGAGGAATTGGTGCAAAATGTTGGTTTGTTTGATGAGTCTATTTATCCAATTTATTTTGAAGATAATGACTATGAGCGCCGAGTCACTAACGCTGGCTTTGAGGTTTACAAAGCCTCAGTTGATGTTCACCATGATAACGCCAGCACAATAAATGCGGGAGATGTGTATGCCAGAGGCAATGCAAAATCTTATGGTTCAAATTCTGACTATTATCACAACAAGATAAACACTCAAGACTTTTCTGAAGGTCGCTGGAACCTGCAAAGAATCAGAGATAACGCATGGCAAAAGTAGTAATCACAGGAGTCGCAGGATTCTTGGGCTCTCACCTAGCTGACCGCTTTTTAGCAGAGGGCTGGGAAGTTGTCGGAATAGACAACCTGCTCGGCGGCTACTTGGAGAATGTGCCAGACGGCATTATGTTCGCAGAGCTAGACCTTGTGCGTGATCTCGACTTTTTAGAGGAAATGACCGAGGGCGCTGACCTATTCATTCACGCTGCTTGCACCGCTTATGAGGGCTTGTCTGTATTCAGCCCGTCACTCGTAGTCAGTAACACCACTCAAGCGACCACCAACGCCCTTGTAGCGGCTGTGAACGGCAAGGTCAAGCGGTTTGTCTACCTTTCCTCAATGGCCCGCTACGGCGCTCAGCAGAACCCTTTCCTAGAGGACTACACCCCAAAGCCTCAAGACCCCTATGGCATCGCTAAGGTAGCCTCTGAAGAGCTAGTCAAGAACATCTGCGACACTCACAATCTTGAGTGGGCAATCCTTGTGCCACACAACATCATTGGGCCACGCCAGAAGTTTGATGACCCTTTCCGCAATGTCGCTTCGATTATGACCAACCGAATGTTGCAGGGTAAGCAACCAATCATCTACGGTGACGGCACACAGCAGCGTTGCTTTAGCTTTGTCAGCGATGTGGTTGAGCCAACCTTTGTCGCTTGCACTCAGGATGTCGCTGTTAGCCAGGTAATCAACATCGGCCCTGATGAGGAAACCATAACCATCAACGAGCTTGCACAGAAGCTTGCAGAGATAATCGGATTTGACCTAGACCCTATTTATACAACTGGCAGACCTCAAGAGGTAAAGTTAGCAAGCTGCTCGGCAGACAAGGCTAGAGAGTTGCTGGGCTATGAAACCAAGACCTCACTAGGCCAAGGGCTAACTGAGTTGGTTGAGTGGATTAGAGAACAGGGGCCAAGAGAGTTTGACTACCATCTGCCGATTGAGATTGACTCAGACAAAGTGCCAACCACTTGGCGCAACCGTTTGATGTAAACTAGACACATGGCAATTACCCGAGGCTACGCAACTTTAGCGCAAGTGAAAAGCGCATTAAGAATTACAGATTCCGTAGATGATAGTCTGCTGGAGATGGCGATTGAGTCTGCCTCACGCGCCATTGACCAATACACCAACCGCAACTTTTACAATGCTGGGACTGCTGTGCGCTACTACGCGCCATCTAACTCTCTAAATGTGCTGATTGACGATCTCATCTCAATCGTAAAGCTTGAGAGCATGAATGATGACGAGCAGGTTTATGACACCACTTGGGCATCTGATGACTACCAGCTAGAACCACTAAACGGAATCACAGACGGCTTTGAGCAGCCTTACACAAACATCCGCGCAATCGGTGACTATGTTTACCAGACCCTAGAGGGTGAAGCGACTGTCAAGGTAACTGGTGTTTGGGGCTGGTCTGCCACTCCAATTCAAGTAACTCAGGCAACCGTTATACAGGCATCGCGTATCTTCAAGCGCCTTGATTCGCCACTAGGAATTATCTCTGGTGAGCTTGGCTCTATGCGAGTCGGTTCAAGGCTTGACCCTGATGTCGCTCAGTTGGTTGACAGCTTACGCAAAATCAGGATGGCATAGTGGCAATCATCTCAGAGCTGAGGACAGCCATTGCAACTAATCTTGGGACTATCCCAGGTCTTAGAACCTCAGAGTTTATTCCTGACAATCCAAGCCCACCTATTGCGGTGGTGCAATTTGACCGCGCTCAGTATCACCTAGACATGAGAAACGGCATGACAGAGTATAACTTTGTTGTGCAGCTAATTGTTGGTCGCGTTGATGAGAGAACAGCACAGAGGAACCTTGATGCTTACTGTTCCAGCACAGGCAGCTCATCTGTCTTACTTGGGATAGAATTGGATAGATCGCTAAACAACAAGGCCTTTGATTGTGTAGTGACCGAAATGTCTAGCTATGGCCCTGTCCTAGTAAATGACACCACCTATCTCGGCGCTGAATTTCAAGTCCGAGTGCTTGCAAGCTAACTAAGGAGAACACATCATGGCAAAAATTGTCTTGACTAACGCGGTTGTAAAAATCAATGGAACTGATTTTTCGCCAAATGTAAACCAGATTGAGCTCTCGCTGCAAAGCGATGAAGTCGATACGACCAGTTTTTCAGCTACGGGCTGGCGCACAGTTACTGGCGGGTTAAAATCGGGAAGCGTGACTTTGTCTCTGCATAACGATTTCGCTGCTGGTGCTATTGACTCAGTTCTATTTGGACTGTTCAACACCTCTGCAACCTTTGTTGTAATTCCAAATGGAACCGCAGTAACCGCATCCAATCCCTCGTATAATTTTGAATGCTTGGTAAATTCCTTGCAGCCAATTTCTGGGAGTGTCGGCGATTTATCGGTGCAATCATTGACGCTACCTATCAATGGTCCAGTGACTAGAGGCACAACCGCTTAACAACCAACAAAAGAAAGGGAATACAAATGAAAATCAACCTAGAGATTGAATACAACTCTGGAGACAAAGTAGAGGTCATCTGCTCTGCACCTGACATTGTGAAGTTTGAGGATCACTTCAACATCGCAATTACTAATGCAGCGAAAGACATGAGACTAACTCACTTGCTCTTTTTGGCTCACGCAGCACTAGCCAGGACAAAGCAGATTGACCTCGACTTTGACGCATGGACTCAAACCGTTGATGGTGTCGGGGCAACTGACACCCCAAAATCGAAGGGCTAGGTGACAGCTCCCAACATTGGGAGATTGCCGCTCTAGCCGTTGAGACAGGTATTGCACCAAGTGTTTTGATGCAAGAGTCTGAGCGCATGAGATTCACAATGGCTCGCTACCTAATCTGGCGAGCACAACAAAGGTAGCCACCCTGAAAGGGGTGGTTTTCCTTTTGGTAGACTTATCGGAAGAGGTGAACAATGCTGAAGATGCTTTTGACTGGTGCAGGTGGCAAGCCTTACTCAGTCCAAGAAATTCGCGGCCTTCAAAAAAAGCTGAAAGCTATCGAGCCGTCATTGCGAACTGAGTTCATGCGTGAAGTCAAGTCAATCGGAAAAGCACCTGAAAAGGCAATCAAAAACGCTATCCCTAGCGACTCGCCTCTGAGCGGTATGGATCCCTCTGGCAGAGGTCGCAATGCCACCTTGCAATGGGGCAAGACTAAAAAGGGCAAAGGTGGTTCTAAGTCAACAACCGTTCGATTCAGAACTAAAGCTGGTGGTAAGTCTTTGACCACAACCCTGCTGGGTATCCGAGTCAACTCAGCCGCAACCTCTGTTGCTGACATGGCAGGGCGATCTGGCAAGTTTGTTGGTGCAGGTTACAAGGGCTCAGGTCTGTCTAAACCAATCGTCAGAACTTATGCTGATGGAGGGCAGTCTGTTACCTTCCAGCGCCGAGCCACAAAGAAGGCTGGTCAGGCTTTCATAAACAACCTCAACACAGGTCTTTCTAATCGCCCATCGCGCATGGCTTGGAAAGCAGTTGAGAAAGAGCTCCCAACAATCTCAAAGTCAATTCAGTATGTGGTGGACAAATGGGCCATCCGAGCAAGCAAGGGCTTCTAAATGTCAGCAGTAAATGTAACGCTCAAATCTGTCTTTGATGACAAGGGAATCAAGCAAGCTCAGAAGTCTTTTCAAAGCGTAGGCGGCTCACTAAAGAAACTAGCAGCGCCACTTGCAGCAGCCTTTTCTGTTGCAGCAATAGCGAACTTTGCAACAGGAGCGCTCAAAGCTGCTGAGGCAGCTCAGGTAGCAAACAACAGACTTGACCAAATCGCAAGCTCTATGGGCATCTTTGGTGCACAGACTGGTGCTGTAACTAGCAGACTCAAAGAGTTCGCTGATCAGCAGATGATGATTATTGGGCAAGATGACGAACTCATCAAGTCCACCCAGGCAAAGCTTCTAACATTCAAGCAACTAGCCGCAACAGCAGGTGAAGCTGGCGGTGCTTTTGACAGAGCTACTGTTGCAGCTTTTGATCTAGCTGCTGCTGGCTTTGGCTCTGCCGAGACTAACGCCTTGCAACTTGGCAAGGCACTACAAGACCCAATCAAGGGACTAACTGCTCTACGCCGCGCAGGTGTAACTTTCACCGAGCAAGAGAAACAACAAATCAAAACTCTTGTAGAGTCGGGCAAGACTCTTCAGGCTCAGGACATGATTCTCAAGGCTATCGAACAGCAGGTTGGTGGGACTGCTGCTGCTACTGTCACAGGCTTTCAGAAAATCAAGCTTGCATTTGGTGAGGCTCAGGAAGTTGTTGGCAACGCCCTCTTGCCTGTCTTTGAAAAGCTTGTGCCTGTCATCACCGCTCTTGCTGAAAAGGTAGCGCCGATTCTAGCTAGGGTTATGGAAAGCCTTGGCCCTATCTTTGAAACTATTGTCAACGCTATTGACCCTCTGCTGACAGCGCTGGAACCAATCTTTGACATCTTTGTCATGGTGGCAGATGTAATAAACGATGTATTGCTTGCAGTCTTGCCTGTGTTCACCAAACTGCTTGAAATAATTACGCCTATTCTGAAGCAACTTGTTGAGGCGTTTCTGCCTTTGATTCAGAAAATCTTGCCTGTCTTTGGTCGCTTGCTAGATGCTCTCATGCCGTTCATTGAGATCCTTGCAGACTACCTAAGCACATTCCTGATTCCTGCTCTTGAATTCTTGGCAGACATCATTGGTGATTATCTAGTGTTCTACCTTGAGAGCCTAGCCACCGCTTTTGAACTTATTGGAACTGCTGTTCAAGGGCTATGGGATAAAGCCGCACCTTTCTTTGATGGTATCTTCGGAGCGGCTGAGAATGGAATTCAGGTCACCGATTTCCTAGATAGGTTGGGAAGAGCTTTCTTTAACATTGGCAAAGAGCTTGGGCCATTAGGCATCTTGCTCATCCCTGTTATTGAAGCCCTAAGATACCTAAGCAAAAAGACAGCGCCGCCTCCTATCAAGGCATCAAACTCTGGGGTCATGGATGCTTACGCATACAACACTCAAAAGGCAACTGCTCCAATCAAACCATTTATGCCCTTTGAGCCTGTCGCGCCAAATGCTCCTAGCAAGGCTGCTGACAGATTTGCTAAAGTGCAAAAGGTTATCAAGAAAGCTCAAGCTGAAATTCTAAAGGCTGAGCGTGATTATGAGCGCACAAAGTTTGAGATAAACCGCGACTACGAGGACAAGGTTGCAGAGCTTCGCAAGTCTGCACTAGCTGACCAGAAAGCCCTTGTCATAGAGTCGCAGTCGCGCATCACCTCAGCTTTCAGAGCTGCAACTCAGATGTCACTTGGCGATCTCTTCACAAGCCAGAGCACTCGAGAGATTGTCACTCAAGTCAAGAAGCTGACTGAGAACCTGACTGTCACAGTTGCAAAGGAAACTGAAAAGACAACCTATGCCTCTGTCACCGACATCATCAATGGATTGCGTGACCGACTAACTGCATCCAAGAATTTGCTCGCTAACGCCTCAAGACTTGCAGGGCTAGGGTTCAAGCAGACATTCATCGAACAGGTCTTAGAGACTGGCACAGAGACGGGCAACGCCCTTGCAGGTGCAATCCTTGACGCATCACCTGAAACACAGTCAGAACTGAAAGACCTATTCGGTCAGCTTGAAACTGTATCTGAAACAGGTGCAGACTCACTAGCCAAAAGCATCTATGAGAAGTTTGGACTTGCCACTAGAGAACTTGCTGCTCAGTCTGCAACAATCAATCAGCAATTAGATCTTGCCCTTATCGAGCAAAACAAGCTTCTACTGAAGAGCCTCGGTGATGCCGCCTATGCTTTCCAAACGCAAGTTTCTGACATTAAGACTCAGTTTCTACTTGACCTCGATGAGTTTGGCGGGGCCTTTGCAGGACTAGGCAGCACCATTGACAAGCTAATTGCAAAGTTTGACAAGCTTATGGGTGTTGGCACAGGTGACATTCAGGCTGCTATCACAGCACCAGGCTCAGGAACGGCTGTTGCTGGTGCGACAATAACTGAGAGCGTTGCTGTCAAGGACATCAGAAATGCAACAGGAATTGTTGTTGACGAGCTATCAGATGTCAAGGGAACTGCTGCCTATCTTCAGGCTCGCATCAACGCTGCCAATTCCTACATCAAGCTTGCCTCATCTAATGCCGTTCAGGATGCCTCGGCAGCAGCTTCAATCGCTAACTGGACACAGCAACTTGTCAACCTTCAAGGCGCTGCTGCAACAGGCACAGCCGCAGGAACTACAATCAACATCAATGTCAAAACCGACACAACTCAGTCCCAGGCTATGGTTGGAAAGACCATCGGTAACATTGTGACCAAGTATGTGACCACAGGTGGTCAAGTTCTAGTAAGCGGTCAATAATGGCGATTCCCAGACCATCGGTTCAAATTGGTTTTGATCTAGTTGGAGCTAATGCAAACCTGCTGACCTTAGACAACCCTGTGAAGGGCAAGCTGAATGACCCTGCCTATCCTCTCGGCGGTCAAATCTTTTACGATGTCACCGACAAGGTAAAGAGCATCGCAACAAGGCGAGGCAAGAACCGTCAGCTTGATGAATTTGATGGTGGTCTTGCAAATGTGGTCTTTGATAACAACGACAGAACCTTTGACCCTGAGTATGTGAACTCGCCTTACTATGGGCAGATCATTCCTAAGCGAGCAATCCGCATTTTCTCTGGTGGCAACCCCGTGTTCCAAGGTGTCATTGACGACTGGAACCTCAACTACGACCCAGGCGGGTTCAGCGAGGCATCAGCCGCCGCCTCAGACGCTTTCACGCTGTTCAACACCCAGACGCTACCTGCTGGAACTGCAACCTCTCAGAAGTCAGGACAGCGAGTAAACGCAATCCTTGACCTGCCAGATGTGAACTGGTCAACACAAGAGCGTGAGATTGAAACAGGACTTACAACCCTTGGTGCAGATGTCTATGAACAGGACACAAATGTTCTGGAGTATCTAAGAACAGTCGCTCGCTCTGAGCCAGGCAACCTGTTTATCAGCAAAGACGGCAAGATTGTATTCACAGACCGCAATGCTGCACCTACCTCTGGTGAGGTAACTCTTTCAGATGATGGCACAGGCATCCCCTATCAGGGCATGAAGGTTGTTTACGGATCAGAGTTGCTTTACAACGAAATCGTCATTGGCTCTCTAGCTGCTGGCACAGTTATTGCACAGGACTTAGCCTCAATCGCTGATTATGGGGTGCTCAACCTGACTCAAACAGGTCTGCTGATGAGCGACCCTACTTATGTGCAGAACCTTGCTATCTACAATGCAAGCAAGTATTCACAGCCTGAGTATCGCTTTGAGTCTGTTGACATTGTTATTGACGAACTAAGCGATGCACAACAGCAAGCTATCCTTGGACTTGAGATTGCTGACTTTGTGACAATCAAGTTCACACCAAACGGAATAGCACCTGCCATTGAAAAGATTGCAGAGATTATTCGTATTGACGATGACATCACACCTGATAGTCATGTTGTCTCGCTAGGCTTTGCAACACTTGATTATTTCCTCTTGGTCTTGGATGACCCAGAGTTTGGTAAACTAGACAGAGGCGCACTCGCCTTCTAAGGAGAAATAAATGGCAGGATTAGGCTATAAGGTCTGGTCTGCTGGCGATGTATTAGCCGCAGCAGATGTCAATGGCTACCTGATGCAACAGAGCGTGATGGTTTTTGCATCATCCGCTGCAAGATCATCAGCGCTTGGCGGTGCTTCAGCAGAGGGAATGGTGACCTGGCTAAGCGACACGAATGTCTTAGAGGCCGCAACTGGAACTGCAAGCTGGGTTCAGGTTTACCCTGCAACCGTCTCATCGCTTTCAGGAACCGCAATCGTCTTTGGCTCAACTGCTGTCTCTGCTGCTTACACCGCAGTATCAGGACTGGACAATGGCTCAATCATTGTTACAGGCACAGCAGCAGTAACCGTCACAGTCCCAGACATCCTTTCCGTTGGTGACTCGCTAAACATTATCCGCGACACCTCTGGCACAGTAACTATCGCCGCTGGAACGGGCGTGAGCAACTGGGCTGGCGCAGGAACCGCAGGAACCGCAGTAACCTTTAAGATTGACCAACAATACAACGGAGCGCAGGTTATCAAGACCGCCGCCAACACTTACCGAGTAATCGGAAGAATTACGGTCTAAATGCCTTTTGGTTTAGGTTTCTTTGCAACCGCTGGCGCAGGTGGCGCGGCAGGTAGCTTTGACCTACTTGAAACACAGGTGTTAGGTAGCTCACAAGCTTCTATTACTTTTAGCTCGCTATCGTCTTATTCTTCCTACCAACATTTGCAAATTCGTTACACCGCTAGAAGCAGCAATAGCGGAACGGCAAGCGATGGTCTATGGCTAAGATTCAACAGCGATTCTGGCTCTAATTATTCTTGGCACAGACTAGAGGGCAACGGCTCAACTGTTACATCAGGAGCAGGAACTACTCAAACTTGGATTCTTATGGGAGTAGCTCCTAGAAGTGGTAACACCGCAAACATTTTCACAGGTGGAGTTTGCGACATTCTAGATCCATTTGAAACTACTAAAAACAAAGCTATTCGCTCATTGCACGGACTTACGGGAACAGGTAATCCAGGAGTGTTTCTAGGATCAGGTATGAGAATGAATACCGAAGCAGTTTCTTCGCTCTCAATTTTGCCAGACGCAGGGCAAAATCTTGTTACAGGCTCTCGCTTCTCGCTCTACGGAATAAAGGCGGCATAGTGCCTACTAACACCTATACAGCTCTCGCAACTATCACCTTAGGCAGTAATGATTCAGAACTGGTGTTCTCTAACATTCCATCTGGATACCGTGACCTTATTTTGGTCATAAATGGAAGCGTAAACTTTGCAGGCCCAGATTCAACGCTAATGCGATTCAACGGAGATACGGGAAGCAACTACTCAAATGTGCGAATGGTTGGAACAGGCTCGGCGGCAACAAGTTATTCTGATACCGCCGCTTATGCCTACATAGGTGTAGAAACTAGCTCACGCCTATTCACCATCATTACGCAAATTATGGATTACTCTGCAACCGATAAGCATAAGACCTTACTTTCAAGAGGAAACCAAGACGATGGCTGGGTAACTGCTTTTGCCGCTAGGTGGGCAAATACTGCTGCAATAACCAGCGTGAGCGTTCTTGCAAATGCTTCAGGAGTTGTTTTTTACGCTGGCACAACTTTTAGCCTTTACGGAATAGCGAGCTAGACAATGCAGATTATTCAACATCAGGAATTAGCTTCAGCCCAGGCAAGTCTGACGTTTTCGGCATTGCCACAGACCTTCACTGACTTGCTTATTGTCACAAGTTGCAGAACGGCGCATACAGGCCCGATTTGGGATTCGATAAGATTTTCATTCAATGGAGTAAACACGAATCAAACAAATCGTTATTTATACGGAGACGGAGCTTCGGCAGCTTCGGCAGCCGAATCAACTGCGCTTATAGGTTTTGGTGCAAGCAGCAATAGTTCGACCAGCAATACCTTTTCTAACGCATCAGCTTACATTCCAAACTATACGGCGGCGACTGCAAAGTCTATTTCTTCTGAAGGAGTAGCTGAAAATAATGGAACTACGGGTGGACAGATTATTATTGCCAATTTATGGAATAGCACCGCAGCAATCACTAGCATTACCCTGACCCCAAACAGCGGCACAAACTTTTTGCAGTATTCTTCGGCAACCCTTTACGGCATTACAAAGGGCAGCGATGGAATTGTCACGGTATCGTAGCTAACAGAAAGAAAAGAAATGACTCAAGAAATCCCAACCCGATTGGTTATCAACTGCGAAACAGGCGAGCGAGAGATTATCCCGCTAACCGCCGAGGAAATTGCAGAGCGTGAAGTTATGGCAGCCCAGGCCCTAGCAGATCAGGCAGAGCGCGAAGCGGCAGAAACCGCAAAGGCAGCGGCAAAGGCTTCTGGTATCGCAAAGCTTTTGGCACTTGGACTCACCGAGGCCGAGGCAACTGCTCTGCTAAACTAGGGCTATGCCAGAACCAACTCGCCCTAACTCTTCAAATGCCCTGCTTGTCCAAATCATCACCGACATTGCAGAGATCAAAGCAACAATCAAAGGTTATGCAGACCTTGAGACAAGAGTGCGAGAGCTTGAAAAGGCCCGCTGGCAGTCGGCGTGGATTACAGCTTTTGCATCTGCAAGCTTGACTGCAATCGCTGTTGTATTGGTAAACCAAGCCATCGTATGAAGTGGCGGCTGGTAGGAGCATTACTACTAGCGTTCTGGCCCTTGAGCCAACCTGCACTTGCAGATGTGCGACAAGATGGCAACCTCATTCAGTTCAGCTACTCTTGGGGCAGAGTTGAGCAAACCTTCACAGACTCAATCGTCACAGTCACAGTCACCAACAACATCACCAACAAGATCGGTGGCAACGGTGAGGTCATTGACACCTACCGAATCAGCTTGGGTGCAGAGGTAATACAAAAGACTGAAAAGCACGATGCTGTTTCTTACAGCTTTACAATCACAGGCAGTCAGACGCTAATCCTTGAGGGCATAGACAACGGCTTCTGGGCTGGCTATTACGGCCCGATAATGACCATCACAAGCGAACCCCTAACTGCCGCAGTTGAGCCTGTTACAGAGTCACCTATCGTCTCAGCGACAGTAAGCGAAACAGTCACAGAATCAGCAACAATCAGCGAGTCAGTAACCGTCAGCCCTATCCTTTGGGATTATGTAACAGATGAAAACTCAGAACTCTACGCAGAAGCGCCGAGCGGTCAAGTGTTCTCAGGCGTAGTTGCTCGCTATGTTTCAAAGGAAACTGAGTGCGGTCTTGATGTCTCAGAGATTGTTGCTGCTGCTCTAGTCGGGACATCTTCAGGGACTATCCCTGCAACCAACGATTTGTTTGGCGATCCCTGCCCAGGCGAATACAAAAAGCTGTTAGTCAGCGTTCAGTATTCATCGGCAATTATGATTCCGCCTAGCGAGTCAGCGCAGGTAGGAGCTCAAACACAAAGCTCAGTATCCCAAGAGTCAACACAATCGCCGTCACCAACACCAGCACCCCAAGCGCAACCGACCCCAGAACCACAGCCAAGCTCACAGCCAACTTACGAACCATTACCTTCACCTACTTCCGAACCAATCCTGCCACAACCGACCCCAACAATAGAACCATCACCAGAGCCAACGGTAACTGTGCCGTCACAATCGCCAACACCAGAACCAATACTATCGCCCACAGCCGCTCCCGAAATAGCCACGCAGTCACCACAACCAACAGTCCCACCAGCCCTGCCATCCACAAGCCCAGAAGCACAGCCCCTGCCAATAATCTCTCCAACACCCGTTCAGTCTAGTGAGCCGCCTTATGAAGAACCGCCTCTCCCTGCCACGCAAGCTCCTGAAATCTCAGAAGAAACTAAGTCTGAAACGGTATCAGGCACAATCGAAACAGCCTTTACCGAAACCATCGGAGCAGCAGTCGTAGCTGTGGGAGAATTAGTTGAGGCTTTTCAGTCAGCAGGTTTGGACATGACACCAGAGCAGCGTGAAGAAGCTCAGGATGTAGTCATCTCGACCATCATCGTCTCGCAAGTCGCAACAACAGCCTCAGCAGCAGCGGTATCAGCAAGGAAGATAAAGTGAAGTTTCTAAAGGCCCTACTCAAAGACCTACTAGATCAGGTTTGGACACTTGTTGCCTTGGCAATCGGTTACATTGTGCTAGACGGCACAGCTCGCACCTTGACTGGCTGGCTAATCATCGGCACTCTAACGGTCTGGGTTTTGACCTTCCCTCTGCGTTACGAGCGAGAAGTAGAATAGACCTATGCGATTCCCATTTGAGCCTAAGTTCATCACAGGTCGCTTTGGCACACTCTCAGAGTTCCGCAAAAAGAACGGTATGCAACCGCACAGCGGCGTTGACTGGGCTAAGCCAGAAGGCACACCTATCCCTGCAATCGCCAACGGCACTATTGTCCTGCAACAGTTCAGCCAGGTGCTAGGCAATGTCTCGGTGCTCAGGGTTATGGGTAAGGATGCCAAGCTCTACTATGTCGGATTCTGCCACCTAAAGGCAGAGGGACTAGCGGTAGGCACAAAGGTTCAAGAGGGTGACACAATCGGCTTTGTGGGCAACACAGGATCAGCGAGCAGCGGGAGCCACCTGCATCTAACCGTCAGCAAGGAACTCAAGGGTGTCTTTGGGAGCACTAGCGTGAAGCAGGATCCGATTCAATTTATCAAGGAGAACAAGTGAAAGAAACAATCAAGCAGATTCTTGTCAGATCACTTGGACTAGTCATGGCAACAGCGTTTGGAGGCACAGCTATTGGTGCTGTCGCTGGTGATGTTTGGATGGGTGCTCTAGTAGGTATCGGGTCAGCTTTTGCGGTAGTGGCAACGACTTTGGGAGTGGCAATCGCCTGGCGCGGGACTCTGGAGCTTCAAGACATTAGCAATGCTTTCCGCGCTGCCGTTGCAAAATCCGACAGCGAGGCTGTTGAGGATGCCCTAAAGGTGACTCAAGATGGCAAGTTTGATTTTGATGATGTTGTCTATGACGGCGATGATGACTTGTATGAGTCTGACGCTACTGACGATGTGAAATAGGCAGTCGCACTTTAGCTGACCTAACCTCAGAGACTCTAAGAGCTTGCTCTAGCGTAATCTTGCCGTTCCTTACATCAACTCTTTGACGGTCATTCAGACCACCCCAAATGCCGTAATCCTCACCTGCTGTTATGGCGTAGAGAGCACATTGCATCTGCACAGGACACTCACCGCAATACTTCTTGGCAACTAGTGACTCATAACGCTCGCCACCCGCCTCAGGAAACCAATACTCAGGATCTGTTTGCTGGCAGATAGGCGCTCCATGCTCTTTGATGCCATCTGCTAGGGCTGTAAATGCTTGTTCAACTTTCATACCTGCAAGATAGCTAACAAATGCAGGAGATGTCAAATCCGCTCTGAAGGCAAAGAGCCACCCCAAATGCCATGCTTTTGATTGGACTCTAGGGCGTAGTCGAAACACTCATCTTTTACGGGGCAAGCCTTACAACCTTTGAGGGCCTCTTTAGTTGCCTCCGCTCGCTTGCTTGGCTCTGGAATGTCCTCTGGAAACCAAAGCTCAGGTTGCCACTCACAAGGGACTTTGTTACCGTTAGCCTGAATCGAGGCCAACAATGCTAAGTAATCGCTGGTCAAGATTCCTAAATGTCTGAGGCTCATCGTAGGCTAACCCTATCTAAGAAAGAGGACACATGGAACTTCACGCACCAGCAGATTTCAACGGGGCAAAACTAGTCGGAGTCTTTGAATCAGGCACTAGCGCTTGGCATGAAGCCAGGTCTGACAGCTTGGGTGGATCAGAGATTGGGACAATCATGGGGCTGAACCCTTGGGAGTCTGCTTATGCGCTGTGGGCTAAGAAAACAGGCAAGATTGAGAACCCGCCGCTGACCAACTGGGCTGTGCGATTTGGACAGGCCTTTGAAGAGCCGATTCTAAAGCTCTGGGCAGAAGAGCACCCTGAGTATGAGGTCTTTGTGACTGGCACTTACCAGGACTGTGAATACCCTTGGTTGCACGCTAACCCTGACGCTCTAGCGCGACACCGCAAGACAGGCGAATGGCTTGTGGTTGAGGTCAAGACTGCTCGCACATCCTTTGAGTCGCTACCGCCTACCTATGAGGCACAGGTTAGGCACTACATGATGGTGATGAAGATTGACCGCGCAGTTGTTGTCGCTGTTGCTGGGATGACTTGGCAAGAGTTCTGGGTTGAGCGCGATGACTTTACCGAGCAAGTGCAACTAGACGCTGCAAAGCGCTTTATGTCTCATGTGGTGAATGACACCAAGCCTGATTATGACGGTGCAGAGTCAACCTATGAGGTCATTCGCAAGATGCACCCGCTGATTGACGATAGCGAGATTGAGATTGACGGACTGCACCAGCTCGCTCTTGCTCAGCAGGAGTTTGAGGCAGCAGAGGCGAAGTTCAACCAGATGAAGTCTTGGGTTTTGGACTTGATGGGCAACGCAAAACACGCATACATTGTTGCAGACGGACAGCAAATTAGACTAGCCTCAAGACAGGCTCGCAGAGACGGTGTGCCTTACTTAGTTGTCAAGAAAGGCAAGTAATGCAAGTTTTCCTCGGTGATCAGGTGACGCTGCTAAATGACAGAGGCGATGAAGAAAACCCAACCTTTGTCACAGGCCAGGTCAAGGGCATTGTGCTAAACGAACTCAAGCAAGTCGAGCGAGTGTATCTGCACAACCTGCAAGAGTCTCTGTGGATGTCATCAGGCTGGAGATTTGTCGAGGATGGGACAGAGGATGATTGAGCTCCTACTCAGCCTCGCAGTCGCTCTGCTGGCAGGTTATGTAATCTGGATTCACCGAGAGTTCCACAAGCTACGCAATGGAGCACTAGACCTACTCACCCTGCTGACGAACATGGCAAAGGTGTTTGACGAGCAGCACAAGATTAACAAGTCACAGCAGCACTACAACGAGGCAGTTTCAACAAACCTAGAGATTCTAGGAGTTCACACCAAGCTCATTGAGCCCGACATCGCTTACGAGGCATCAGCCTTTCTAGCGTGGTATAACAACAGAAAGAAAGAGGGAAAATAAATGGCACGCTTTGATCTTGAAAGCTACGCTACCGTTGCCGAGAGATTGGCAAAGTTTCATCAGGACTATCCTGACGGCAGGATTGTCACCGACTGGGCTAACTCGGATGCATACCAAGAAGGCCCTAAGACTTGGGTTGTCAAAACAACGATTTACCTATCCTCTGGTGATCAGGCAAACAACCTCGCCAAAGCAACTGGCTATGCAAGTGAGACTGATGGCACAGGCGGTGCAAACAATGTAGCGGCCCTTCCTAATGCAGAGAGCAGCAGCCTTGGTCGCGCCTTGATGATTATGGGCTACTCAATGAACAAAGACCCTAAGACTTTGGCAAGCCGAGAGGAAATGCAAAAGGTTCAGGGCGTTGCAGACCACGCAACGCTTGACTGGATGGCAAAGCTTGACGAGATGGACACCAAGGCAGAGGTCAGAGGGCTCTATGCCGAGGCGCTACGCAACCAGGCTCCTAAGCAGGTGCTTGACGCGATCACAGCTAAGGGCAAAACTGCAAAGTGAACCCGACAGACATTCAACAGCAGCTCTCTGAGCTGATTGCCGAGAACCAAAAGGGCGCGACTGCTCTCTTTGAGGCAGAGCGGTTGCTTGCAGAGGCAGAATACGAACTAGATACAACCGAGCAGAAAGCCTTTATACGGGCTGAAGGCACAGTTAGGGACAGAGAGGCGCTATCTAAGCTGGAATCGGCTGAGAAACGCTTACAGCGCGATTTGAGACGGGCTGAGTTCAACAGAGTCAAGGTCAAAATCAAGGCGATTGAGACAGCGATGATCGCACTTGCTACCCAGGCAAAGCTAACGCAAGCCGAGGCTAGACTTTGAGGCATGAAGAATAGTGACATCAAGAAACTTAGAGACAGAGATGCATGGTGCTGGCATTGCGGTCAGGAAACAGACCTAGTGCCTCACCACCGAGCCAACAGGGGAATGGGAAGCTACAAAGCCCTAGACACCTTGCAAAATTGCATCATGGTCTGTGCCGATTACAACGGCAGGATGGAGTCTGACGCTGCTGTTGCATCTTGGGCAAGAGATCTAGGACACAAGCTGAGCAAGTTTGCATCACCATCAGCGCCTGTTTTTGACAACTATGCAAAACGCTGGTATTACTTAACTGACAAAGGGGAGAAACATGAAACGGAGCCACCAAGCTACCTCATCTAAAACTGAGGCACTAGCGCGAGACATGAGGATTGCCGCGCTCGATGGATACAAGATACTCACTGGGCCTGAGCTGCTTGAGTTGCGCGAGGACTTGCAAAAGCTTTACTTCAATGCTGGTCGCTGGGCTGGTGGAGCTAGAGACTACAACGCTCGCAAAGCATTTATCACAATGAGAGAACGCGAGCAATGAAAATCGGGAGCTTATTCAGTGGCTATGGTGGCTTAGACCTAGCTGTGATAAATGTGACAGGTGCTGAAGTTGCTTGGCATTGTGAGTGGGAAGATGCACCCTCCAAAATCTTGGACAAGCACTTTCCAGGTGTGCCAAACTACCGCGATGTGAGCAAGGTTGACTTTACCTCAGTTGAGCCTGTTGACATCCTCACAGGCGGGTTTCCCTGCCAAGACTTATCCCTAGCTGGCAAGCGAGCAGGGATGAAAGATGGAACAAGAAGCGGACTTTGGAGCGAGTTCGCAAGAGCAATAGAACAAATCAAACCTAGATTGGTGGTAATTGAAAATGTCAGAGGACTACTTAGTGCAACAGCAACCAACCCTCATTTGGAATCCTGCCCGTGGTGTATGGGAGAAAGCGGGGATGGCGAACCTGCTCTGCGAGCATTGGGAGCTGTTCTCGGAGACTTGGCCGACATCGGGTATGACGCTAAATGGACAGGTGTTCGAGCTGCCGATGCAGGTGCACCCCATAACCGATTTAGAGTTTTCATCATTGGCTACCCTTCCAACAACTAGGGCCCAACATGGTGAGGACAGAAACAATAAAATCTACGCTCGTGACCCTAAGCAACCCCAGAACCTAGAGAACGCTTTAGCAGTAACAGTATTGCCTACCCCAGTCACAACTGACGGTAAGCCTGTTGATGTAGCTAATCAGGTAGCCACTAGGAATTCTTTGCAGCTTCAATCCATAACCGCAATTCTGGAAATGCCAAAAGAAACCTGGGAAAAAACTGATCTATCGGCTAATAAGGCTAGGCAAAATGGCAAGGGTGCACGAAGAAGAAATAAAATGTTGCCAACCCCGACAACTCGTGATTACAAAGACGGCACAGAACCACACGAGCGAGATGGAGTAGTCCAGACCGACACAGTTGCCAGAGCAGTTTTCAACAGCGGTGAGGTGTCTGCAACCAACTGGGGCAAGTTTGAACCAGCAATACGCCGATGGGAAGAAGCCCTTGGCAGACCTGCTCCAGCTCCGACCAAGCCAGATGGCAAAGAGGGCGCTCACAGGCTCTCTAGTGCCTTTACAGAGTGGATGATGGGCTTGCCAGAGGGTTGGATTACCGATGTTGGCTTGTCACGCAATGACGAGCTCAAGGCCTGTGGTAATGGCGTAGTCCCACAGCAGGCAGAGCTTGCACTCAGAGTGCTGCTAGCGGGTGTTGCTCTACCACGCGGGGGGGGGGCAAGTGAATCTTCCAACTCCAACAGTTAGTGACACTTTCACAGATAATCTAACCAGCTCTCAGCAGAAGCCAGGCTCAATGCACAGCGTGACTCTGCCTCAAGCCGTTAGGTGGGTTGCTGGTGAGTGATAGAATAGAAGCGGGCCAAGAGCTATCCACCCTTGACCCGCAAACCGATAGTCAAAGTATCGGCAGTCATAAGTTTACTGCCGAAGATAGGCAGTAAGCAATGCCACTAATTAGAGGGCATCACACATTTGATGACCAATTTGTGCAAATACCAAACGCTTGGATGCGTGACAATCGCTTGAGCCTCAAAGCTCGCGGCCTGTTAGCTCAGATCATGACGCACCGAGAGGATTGGTCACTCTCAATAAACCGACTTGC